TATGGCACACTACGCACTATTAGATGAAAACAACATCGTGACCGAGGTTATTACTGGTCGGGATGAATGGGAAGTCATTGACCAAATCAAAGACTGGGAGCGTTACTACGGAGCAATCCGAGGCCAAGAGTGCAAGCGAACCTCCTACAACGGAAACATCCGCAAGAACTTTGCAGGTATCGGCTACACCTACGACTGGGACAGGGATGCCTTTATCCCGCCAAAGCCTTACCCAAGCTGGATTCTCAATGAGGACACCTGCCGTTGGGAAGCACCAATTCCTTACCCTAATGACGGCGTAATGTATTCATGGGATGAAGAAGCTGGTGATTGGGTCGCAATAGTTTTCCAGCAGGAAAACAAGGCACTTAACTAAGTCGCAGGGTAAAAATGGCTGAGGAAACAAACGGCGTTCGCATAACGCAACGAGACATCTACGAAAAGCTCATCGAGGTTCAATCGGTGCAGATTGAGCTTGTGGCCGATATCAAAAACCTCAAAGACCTACCTGCCCGCATGAATCGAGTAGAGCAGAAACTTGCTCGCATGGAGTGGATCGAGAAGCTAGTATTTACCGCTTTAGGCTCGGGCATAACTGGCTTTATAGCGGCTCTATGGGCGCTTCTAAGATGATTATTCCTCCGGTAAAGGGTAAATACACCATTACCTCTCCCTTTGGCTTTAGAAAGCATCCTATAACCGGAAAGAGGCGCTTGCACTCCGGAATAGATCTAGTAACCGGTAGGAAGAATACGGCGATTATCGCTCCGGAGGCTGGCCTAATAATCGAGGCTAGAAAATCTACAGCCCCAGGCGGCGGCTATGGATATTTTGTAAAGTATCGCGGAGTAAGCGGCGCTACGCATCTTATGGCTCACCTAGAAGAGGGATCTCTAGGCGTAAAGGCAGGGGAAAGAGTAAAGCAAGGTCAAAAGCTAGGGATTATGGGAACTACTGGCGCATCGACTGGAATCCACTTACATTGGGAAGTCCGCGGTAAAACTCCGGTAGATCCTATAAAGTGGATGGCTCGCCAAAATGCCTAGTTGGAAGCACCGCCGAAGGCTAATCTATTTATCTTTCGGGCTATCGACCTTTATGGTAATTTTCGGTGCTATTACCTACCGCTCAGATTCCTCGGTAAGTAGAGAGCTAATTATCGGCGGCGTTGCTCTTATCTCGATTATTCTTACCGCTTATACTGGCTTTGCTACTTATGAAGATGTAAAGAATAGAAAGAGAGAAGATAATGAAATTCTTTAGTATTGAATTTTGGTCGTATTCCGGAGAGCGCGCAATAAAGACAGTTGCTCAGGCCGCTCTTGCTTTTCTAGGTTCGGGATCTATTGGTCTATTTACTATCGACTGGGCAGGTCTAGCCTCGGTATCGCTAGGCGCGGGATTGCTGAGCATCCTTACCTCGGTAGCCTTCAAAAAGGACTAACGCTCATTAGGGGATGTCCCTCCCCAAATGCCATATTTCTGTCCTGACTCGATCGCATATCTAAAGCACTCTTCGACTATCGGGCAGGTAGAGCACATCCTTTTAGCTATAAGGCTTGCTAGTTTTCGGCGAGTTTCATCCCTTATCTCCTCCGGAAAGAATAGCTCCGGAAAAGACTCGCAGGGAACTCCGCCGGAGGCGTGAATAGCCTTGAGAAGCCTATAGTGCTTTTGGTCGAAATGGCCCACCTGAACAGCCTAGAATCAAAAATGTCGGAGGCAGGGGAGAAGATAAGGTATGTTCGAAATATACGCACCAGAAAAGATAAACACCGCTAATTTACTAGGGATTTTCGAGGCCGATTCCGAAGAGTGGCACGCCGCTCGCAAGGATTCCATAGGTGGCAGTGAGATCTCTACGATTCTAGGACTCAATCCTTTCGAGTCACCATACGCTCTTTGGGCTAAGAAAACCGGCAAGATACCTAGCTCGATAGAGCCTAACTGGGCTATCCGATTCGGTAAAGCCTTCGAGTATCCAATTCTAAAACTATGGCAGGAAGAGCATCCGGAGTATGAGATCTTTACTACCGGCACTTACCAAGATTCCCTCTTACCTTTTAGACACGCAAACCCCGATGCCTTAGCTAGGCATAAAGAAACTGGCGAGTGGATAGTAATCGAGGTAAAGACCGGAAGGCAAACTTGGGAAGAATTACCCGCCGGTTACTACGCGCAAGTTCAGCATTACCTTGATGTCTTAGGGCTACAGAAGGCCGCTCTAGTCGCTGTAGCAGGGATGACTTGGTATGACTTCTGGATAGAGCGAGATGATTTTGAGATCGAGATAGCTCGACAGAAGGCTATCGACTTCCAGGCCTGTATCTTCGCAGATCAAAGGCCGGAGTGGGATGGCTCAGAATCGACTTATGAAGCGGTTAGATACCAGCACCCGCAAATAGAGGATTCCGAGGTAGAGATAGAAGGCCTAGAAAACCTACTGACTTTACAGCGAGAATACGACTTAGCAAATGAAAGGCTAAGACAATGCAAGAGCGAAGTATTAGACAGGATGGGTAAGTCTAAATTCGCCTACGCAGTAATTGAAGGAAAGAGAAGAAAAGTAGCATCGAGACAGGCTAAGAGAGATGGACTCCCTTACCTAATTGTTCATAAGTGAAAGGAAAACAAATGAAATTCGATCTATCTAAATATGCGACAGTAGAAGAGCGCCTCCGCGCTTTCTGGTCGGATGAGTTATCAAATGATGCGCGAATCGTAACTATAAATCACTCTAAGGATGAGAAGTCTTTTATCATTGAGACTCGACTTTACCTATCCGCCGGAGATCAGGCCGCGGATCTACCTAAAGTAACCGGATGGGCTAGCGAGGCTAATACCGATTCTTTCGCTCTCGAGCGTTGCGAGACATCCTCGATCGGAAGATGTCTAGCTAACTGGCTATGGACTGGACAAAAGAAACTAGATGGAACTCCTCGACCTTCCCGATCAGAGATGGAAAAGGTGGCGCGACTCGACTCTTGGCTAGAGCAAGCGGCTAGTATTAGCTCTATCGAGGGATTGAGAGATCTTTATGCGCAAGCTAAAGCTAATAATGCCTCTAAACAAGTATTAGATGGGCTAAAACTTTATGCTAAGCGCTTCGCAGACAGCCAAACTTCGGGAGTTGGAGGAGGCTTACCTAATAGCGAGATATCGGGGTAGAGAGGAAGAGGCGCAATTTTGGAATCGGGAACTAATCGAGCTTTTACTAGGGGTTCTAAATGATTCGAGAGATCCAGGAACAGCTAGCGGATCTAATAGCGGAAAATAGTAGGGGTTCTACGGCCCTATTCGAGGCTGAGAAGGCTTTAGCCGAAGCCGAATACGATTTAGACCTAATCGAGTCGAAATCCTTTCTAAAGGCCGCTGGAACTGTTGCCGATAGGCAATCTATCGCAAGGCTGGAATCCGCCGAAGCTAGGCTACAGAGAGATCTACGGAAAGCCGAACTCTCGAGGATTAGGCAAAAGATAAAAGCTATCGAAACCGCTTCGATGGTCTTAGCTACGCAAGCAAAGCTAATGGGGCAGGAATCTAGGCTTTGAATCGAACTCAGGCGCTAAAGCGGGCAGTAGAGGCTCATCCTTATTGCCCGCATTGTGGCGCTACCGAGGGATTACAAACCCATCACCGCCGGAATCGAGGGATGGGAAGTTCTAAGCTCTTAGACCGCTTCGACAACCTGCTCCGAGTCTGCGCTTACCTGAACTATGCCATGGAATCGGATTTTGCAGTAGCCACAGAAGCTCGGGATATGGGCTGGAAGTTAGGTCAATGGGATAGCTTTGATCATCCTTATTTCGACCGAGTAGCGATGACTTGGTATACATTGACCGAGGCAGGGGAGAAGATAAAAGCCGATCCGCCGAACTATCTAATTTAGAAGGGATTATGGAGATCGAGGAACTAGCCCGCAAGATGCGGGAACACGCTCTTAGGGTGGAGCGAGAAGAGGAAAAGGAAGATCTAGCCGAAGTAAAGCGGAGAAGGGATCAGCTAGAAGCTCTAAAGAAACTTTATTTTCACGCCGGAAGATGGGCCGGAGGCGCGAGAGATCGTAACGCTAAAGAGGCCTTTGAGAGAGTAGCACTGGGGGAGAAAGATGCCATTAGTTAGGGGAGCGCATAGCTTTGACGATAACTTTACTCAGATCCCAAATGACTGGGTAAGAGATAGCCGGCTAAGCCTAAAGGCTAGAGGCCTTCTAGTAATGCTTATGAGCCACCGGCAGGGATGGTCTTTGACTATCGGATCTATAGCTAAGGATAGCCAGGAGGGTAAGGATGCCATCCGGAGCGCTATCGCGGAGCTAGAGAAGTTCGGCTATTTAGAGCGAGAGCAAAAGAATGAAAATGGGCGCTTCGGAGAGACTATCTGGACTACTAAAGAGCCATCGGATTTTCCGTTGTCGGATTATCCGTTGTCGGAAAACCCGCTCTATAAGAATAACAATATAAAAGAAAACAATATTAAGAACACTATTAGCGATTTAGAGCCTAAGTTTGAAGAATTTTGGAATCTCTATCCGAGGAAAGTCGATAAGGCTAAGGCCTTTAGAGCCTTCCGGAGCGCACTAAAGAAAGCGAAGTTTGAGGATATTATCGCCGGAGCTATCGCCTATCGAAATGATCCGACCCGAAACCCCGACTTTACTAAGTATCCCGCTAGCTGGCTAAATGCCTGCTCTTGGGAAAATGCCGCCACTCTACCGGAAGCTCGAGCCGCTTATGCGGACTGGCTAGCCAAGGAAAGAGATCGAACTAACCGGTATATCGAGGAGATGCGGGAATTAGAAAAGAGAGCCGCACCAATGCCGGAGTCTCTAAGAAAAGAGCTAGGCTTATGAAATGCAAAAACAATGTCCGAGGTGCGGAATAGTATGGGAGATACTTACTACCCGAAAACCTCCGGATGTATGCCAGGGTTGCAGGGCAAGAAAGCAAACAAAGATTGGGGAGTGCTTGATTTGGCAGGGAATGTATGCCGAAGATCTAGTAACCCCAATCAAGGAAGATGGAACTCCGGTTCTCGAAGGTATCTCTACCTGCGGGCACTCGGATTGCGTAAATCCTTCACACAGAAAGGAAAATAAATGAAGGTAAAAGCAGAGCTAGTTGTATCGCGAATTATCGAGGGATACGGCTTCGAAGGCTATGAGACTCGCAAGACTCGCGATGGCGAGGAGTACAAGGCCTATGTAACAGTTTGGACTAAAGATGGCGTAACGCTAGGAGATTCGGTAGAAGTTACCGGAGATCTAACGGCGAAGCTAGATGAGTACACAACTAAGGAAGGGAAGTCTGCTAGCAAGGTTTCCCTAAATGTAAATAACCCCACTATAAAGAAAAATGACTTACCCTTCTAAAATAGATGGGTGATAGAGCTAGAGGTATTCGGCCGACCTGTTCCGCAGGGTTCGAAGAAAGTTATAAATGGCCGCATTATCGAAGCGCAGTCAGGGAGTCTAAAGAAATGGCGGAAGGCTATCGAACTAGCCTGTAAGTCTTACGATAAAGAGATCTACCTCGGACCAGTCCGGCTCGAGGTAGATTTCTATTTAGAGCGGCCTAAGACAGTCTCTTTCGCCTCTAGACCTTTCCCCATAAAGCCTCCGGATCTCGATAAGTTGGTGCGTGGAGTCGGTGACGGAATTGGGCAGTCAGGCGTAATTTGGGGAGATGACTCGCAGATTATCGAGATAGCGGCTAGGAAGTTCTACGCGGATGACCGCGAAACAGGCGCAATCATAAGGATTTTCCCTTTATAACAGCTTTATAACAACGCGAAAATGTGCCGGATAAAAGTCGGTTTTACAGCCTAATCTGAGGTCTAAGGCAAAGAAAGGAAGCCGAGATGAATCAAGATCTACAGACTAGAAGAATCGCCGCAGGACTTTACGAATACCGAGGATTTACTATCCGCAAGTGGGGAAGATCCTGGGTTTATGCGCACGGAACTAGCACGCTCTATAGAAAAGCAGACACGATACTAGGCGCAACTCTAAGAATCGACCGCGCTCTAAAGATAGAACTAGGTGCATAATGAAAACTTTTATAGTTACTTACTACAACGCTATAAAGAAAGTCGAAACAGAACTTTATGTAAGCTCTTCCTCCCTCGAGTCTGCGATTGCGGAAGAGGATAAAGCTATCGCTCTAATAAATGCTTTCAATCCTTTTATTAGCGTGAAGTCAGTTAGGGAGGTTGCGTAATGGATTTACTAGGACTCGCTTTTGTCTTGCCGTTTCTAATCGGCGCGATTATGGCGCACTTCGGAGCTAACTTTAGTGTCGATCACTATGAAACAGGGGATAAAGAATGACTTATCAAGGATGGGCTAATTATCCGACTTGGAATATAGCTCTATGGATAAATAATGACGAAAGTATCCATCACGCTTTAGAGCATTACGCAAATGAAACCCTTGAGCCAACTTATAAAGGTTTTATAGCGAGGATGGGACTTATAGGAGAGAGAACCGGAGATGGCATCGGCTGGCTAAGTGAAGATCTCGATTATGAAGAGCTAGATGAAATGGTGGCTAATCATAAAGAGGTAGAAGGCGAAAGATTGCCTAGCGACTATCTACCTAGAGATTTAGCTCAAAAGGTTTATGAAACTAAAGACCTTATAAAAATGCTAAAAGCACTAGAGAAAGATGGCTATAGCGGATTAGGCCTTGGTCTAATTCTCGATCTTATAGAAAGGGATGTCCCCGAATGCAACTAAGGAATGATATCGAGAGAGAACTCGACAAGCTAGAGATGTTTTCTTTCAACCGCGGCTTCGAGGCCGCTTTAGATGGATTAGATGAGCTATCTAATCTCGCACATAATAAAGGGAATCCGGCGCTCGCCGAAGCGTTGCGATGGGCAGTAAAGGAGCTAAAAGGTGAAAATATCAGTTAGAGAAGCCTGGCGAGAAATCAAGTATTGGATCGCCGATAACTTATTTGAATACGAACTCGATGAGGCTTATCGACTAGGGATGAAAGAGGGAGCGGCTTACGCTACCCAATGGCTATCTTTCCGAGTCGAGATAAACCTAGATCGAGTAAAGATGACTAAAACAGAAAAATCCGGATACCAGAAAGCTATTGAGGTAATGAGAGATGAGCGAAAAGAAATCAAACTTAGAACAGGAGCCAGCGTTGATGTCAATCGTTTTATGGACTAAGCCTGGGTGTTCTCAGTGTGAAGCTACAGCTAGGCAGTTCGATAAAAGAGGAATTATTTATAAAACCCGCCGACTTGATAAGTCTCCGAAGGCTGTAGAAAGATTCTTAGATCTCGGACTTAGCGCCGCTCCAATAGTCGAAACCGATGATAGAAGATGGAGCGGATTCCGCCTTGAGAAGATAAAGAGCCTCGAGACTCACCTAAAGAATGAAAGAGCGCATGGGATAAATGTTCCGCTAGAACCGATAAAGCAAATAGCTGAGGAAGTAGCGGAAGATGCTTGAGTACATCCTTATATTGTCGGTGGTCAATACTTTACTTATAGCAATACTTTTACTAAAGACAGGGGCAGAAGATGACAAATAGCAAGTTTGAAGAACAAGCCGCGCTTCATGGAAACCTTGATCTAATGAATTATTGGTCAAACATCGGCGCAAGGTCAGAAAGGCAAAAAATTATCGGCTTACTCGCATCGCTAAAACTAGAGCTAATAAATGAAGCTAAAAAACTATCCGGAACTAAGTATGAGGATTCGGCTAAAAAAACAGCCTTGCTAGCTTTAGGGGTAGAAGAGTCCATTATCAGAATTAGGAGAGAAAATGACAAATAGCGAATTTCAAGAGGTTATTCATAGAGCGTGTCGGGTAGCCTTCGATACAGGAATAAAGGAAGGCCGGAAGCTAGAGCGGGAGAAAATCCTAAAAGCCCTAGACTGGAAAGCCGAAGCCAATAAGCATGGTGAATACTTTTACCTAACCGACCTAGAGGATCTACTAAGAGAGCTAGATAATGAAGAAACTAAGGTGTCCTGATGCTATCAAAATCGGTATCCAAGAGTTTCGCATTGTCCAACTCAACTCCAAAGATGACGCACTACTCACAGATTCTAGTTATGGCTATACCCAAGATGCCCGAAACATTATCGTCATTGACCGAGATCTCCCTGAGAGCAAGAAAAGAACAGTTGTCTTTCACGAAATACTCCACGCTATCCGTTTTGTTTTCGAGACTGAGAGGCCGAAGAAAGCCGATTATGAGGAATGGGAGCATTACTTTATCGGAATCTGGGAGAATACGATCCCGCTCGTATTACAAGCGAATCCGGAATTTACAGAGTGGCTTCTAGAAAATGATAGATAAAAGAAATCTAAGAATCCGAGCAGAGTTTCAACAAGCCGCGGCCCTACTAAGAGATAAAAATTTAGTCTGGTCGGCGGATCTCGACTGCATTAGAGAGGATCTAGCCGAATACCTCGAGGAGGCTTTAGCGAAGGGATATAGAACCCCGACACTAACGCGAATAGTCGAAACCCTAATAGCCGATGAAAATGATTTATCTATAGGAGACTAAATGTCCGACCTTACTCCTGACCTTACTCCCGAGGATCTCTACGCTAGTTGGGCCTTCCAAGATAAATTTGCGGAGATAGCCCTAAATCTTGTCGAGTATGGCGCGCACTTAGGCGCTTTATCTCTAGCAAGGCAAATACTCAATGAGCAAGCAGAAAATGGAAATAGGACTCTCCGAGTAGATGAGATAAAGATTCTTATTGAGAAAGCGAAAATAGAGATTAGAACCGAAGCAGAACAGGGGATAAAAAATGCTAGAGGATCTTGAGCCAGTAAAGACTAAGCGCTCCTGCAAAACTCGATTTACTTTAGATGGCCTAGAGGATAAGGATCGAGAAATCCTAGTCTCCGCTTTACTAGATACTTCTAAGTGGAGCGATAAAGGATTATCAGTAGCATTAGGGCAAAGAGGAATTCAGTTATCTAATGAGTCGATAGGAAGGCACAGGCGCAAACTTTGCTCTTGTTATAACTAATGTTAGAAAATCTAGAACCTGCGGAAAAGCTACAGAGCGCTCCGAATTTTAGACCGGCTATCGAGTTCGATGGAGTCGAGGGAATCGCTACTACTCCGGCTTATGCGAAAGAGCCTGAAAACTTCGATGAGTTTCTTAGAAGCGCCGGAATCGAACCTAGCGAGATCGAGGTAATCCCTCCGATTAGAACCTCTAGATGGCAACAAAGAGAGGGAGGAGATTGGCTAGTTTCCTACCGCTTTAGCTTTAGAAGAAAGAACAGCGAGATAGATCTTCCTCTTCTAATGAAGGAAGCTCGAAAGTCTGTCGGTAAAGCCAAATCTCAAAAACCTTCCGATAAAGCTCTAATAGTTTGCCCTGCGGATCTACAGGTAGGTAAAACCGGTAGCCGCGGTGGAACTAAAGAGCTAATAGAGCGAGTCCTAATTAGCTTCGACCTTATCGAGGAAAGGATGAAGGCAGGTAAATACGAAAGAATCTATCTGCTAGACCTCGGAGATATTATCGAGTCGGTATCTAATCAGGCCCACTATGCGCAATTAGCAACTAATGATCTATCGCCGATGCAACAAACCGATGTGGCCGCTTCACTTATGCTCGATCTAATCAAGCGAGCTAGTAAGTATGCTCCGGTAACTTACGGATCAGTTGCCTCTAACCATTGCCAAAATCGCTTCAAAGGTCAGCAAGTAGGAAAGCCTGGACTCGATGACTGGGGCATAGTAATCCTTCAACAACTTAGAAGAGTTACTAAAGAGCTAGGCCTCGATGTCGAGTATCTAATACCGCAACCCGAAGATGAGGGATTCGCCTTCCGATACGGAATAAATACAATCGGGGTAGTCCATGGGCATCAAGCTAAGCTCCCCGAAGGAATAAAGAAATGGTGGCAACAATCGACCTTCGGTAACCAATGGGTTCAACCTTGTGATCTTCTAATTACCGCGCACTTTCACCATCTAAGAGTAGAAGAGCTAGGCCAACGCTTCGATGGCAAGGGATCTAAGTTCTGGGTTCAATGCCCAACCTCCGATGCCGGTAGCGATTGGTATCGAAGAGTAGCCGGAGAAGATTCGACTACCGGAATCCTTACTATCGAGATCGAGAAAGATAGAGCCTTCTCGGGAGAGGTAAGAAAGTTCTAATGCCTACCTATATGTTTGTTTGCGATACCTGCGAAGAGCGAGAAACCTTCCACGCAGGGTTAGAAGAAAAGATAGTTACTCCCTTCTGCCGTATCTGTGAAGAGATGATGAGAAGAGACTATGGCTTTATGTCTATCCGCTTCAATGGGAGAGGCTTCTACTCTACGGACAAATGAAAGGCACTAATACCTATAGAGAGCGAAACTCTATAAAGACCAATCAGGGAGAAGAGATCTTCCTTAGATGGTGTGAGGGTAAAGGCCTAAAGGTAACTCGCTTAGGCTTCGATGAGAAGCAAGCTCCGGTGGATAGGTTCTACGACTTACCCGATCTAGTAAGAAATCTTCCCGACTTTATAGTTCAAAGCGAGGAGAAGGTAACGCTAGTAAATGTAAAGGGATCTCTAAATCTAAAAGAGAAAGAGTATCTACTTCTCGATAAATTAGCCGAGGCCTATGATTCTGAAAAGTGCCACCTTTATTATGTTTTCGCTTTACCTAGAGAATTATTTTGGCGGCGGGTATCTTCGGTAAAGAGAGCCTATGAGGACTCCAAAGAGATAGGCCAGTGGCCAGATGGCAAACTGTATCGTAAATTAGACCTATGCGGTTTCCTCGACCATGCTTAGACTGCCAGACTCTCCATACCGATAAGGGAGACTACTGCAGTATCTGCCGCAAGGCTCGAGACAGGAAAAGAGAGAGCGACCCTAAAAGACTCGAAAGAAAGCGATTACTCTATAGTTCTAGTTATAGAGCAATAGCTAAAGTAATTAGGGCTAACGCAACTCATTGTCATATTTGTAAAGAGCCTTTTATGAACCGGCTAGAGATAACCGCCGACCACCTAATACCAGGAGATCCGACCTCTCCCCTAGCGCCAGCTCATAAGACCTGTAACTCAAGGCGGGGTAATAAACCGCTAACTAATTTGT